CTCTAGTTCACTCGTTACTCCCTGAACAGTAACATCTTGTGCCAAGTCCTCACTATCAGTTAGTTGCACTGGCCAAGGTTCAGTTCCTGCTGGCCCTTGCTTAATCTGACCCAATATAATGGGCCTTCCTTCGCTGTCCACCTTGACCGGAATCCAGGCTTCTCCGTACTTGCCATATAATCTGCCTTGGTTATCCTTGACTAATTTCAGATCGCCAGCGATTTCTCCGGTGTCTATTTTAACAGATGAAAGTTCTTCAATCCCCGATACGTCTATGGCCTTATTGTCTTTGTCATAAAGCACAACGGGTTGCCTATTACTAGTTTCAGGTTTATAACCAACCATTTTACCACCTACCTTTTATCCTTTTTGGGTTCGTGCGAACGCATGTGACCGATCAAGGCGATCTTCACGGGAAAGGATGCCCCGCAAATTTCGCAGACGTATTCCTCTGTTTCCTTTTCCTCTTCGGCGGCAACCTCAACTTCTTCTCCCGTGTCAACGAGAACATCTTCCACTTCCAAGGCGAAAAATCGTTTGCCAAAATCTTTGCTCTTCTCAATCTCCCTGATTTCCCTCTTGCTTTTAGCAATATATTGGCCCCCCGCAAAACGATGTACTCCTGCAGCAGTACAAAGAATCATTTGTTCATGAGGGGAAACATAGACTTTCATTCTATTCCTCCTTAGCAAAAGAAAGGGGAGGCTTAGCTCCCCTTCCCTTTTTCTAAACTCTAACTAATTTCAGCCTCGTCGTTCCAACCGACAGTATCAAGTTTCAAATACCAATGCGTTTCGGGCAAGCGAACCTGAAGTCCTGCTTCAGTTAAATACTCATCTCTCCAGCCATCTTCATCGTTATTTTGAATGTTGGTTTTGAGAGTAGTATCTCTCCCCTTCAGCGGACGGTACTGAATGTTCTTCATGTCTACACCAATAGCAAGATTCTCGTATTCGTGCTGGAGAATCTTAGAGGGTGCGAGAATGATGTCCCCATGGAACGTCATGACTTTCCTAAGTCTCATGCCGTAAAACTCTTCACCACTGGTTGTCTCAATGCGGTCTTTACCAATTTTGTTGATTAACGTTCCAACTCTACGAGAAACAATGAGAAGTTTTTGGTTAGAGCCGTGTTCAAAAAGCTGCTCAGCGAAAACATCAAAAACATCCTCGCTAAACGCAGAGCTGGACACAACGTTGTTTTCTATAAAGTGCATCAAGCCGCCGGTTGTCTGCCTTGCCAAGTTTGGATCTTGGTAAGGCTTACCAAAAAGCATTGCCCTTTCAATATCAATTCTGTGTTCAACAGCCTTGTCTTTGCGTAAACGTGTCCGTTCGTTTTCGGACACCTTCACCGATTCGGCGGAAGAAGTCATGGACTGATCACAGCTAGTCCGGAAAATTTGAGTTACGTTCCAACCCTTCGTTGGTTGAATAATTCTCGATGCCGGCGCACGGGAAAATTCTTCCATTGCAATTGCCAAGCGCATAACCTTGTGATCGGTAGTTAGCTTTGCCGCAGTTGTTCCTGCATAGCCTCTAGCCACTGTTAGCTTGTTGCCGTCAATTGCCGTTACAAGGAAAATTTCGTTCGTTGCCGGAACTTTTACAACATCATTGACGGAAAACCGTTTGCCATCGGTAACTGTAATTTCGTTACCCAGGCCGTCACCAGTTTCCGCTTTCTTTGAAACCGCAGTAACATCATCCCACCAAGAGCCAAGACGCTGATCCCACCAGTAAAAATAGCTGCTGTTGGTGACTTCTTTTGCCGCCTCCATTAGCAATACGGCGAACGGGGATGCCTCCGGGTCTAATCTTGCAATGTGTTTGGAAACATCTAAATCTCGCCTGCTATGATCAATACCTCTAGTCGTTACAGGCCCGGAGTGCGGCCCTGCACCTACGGGCGTTCCAATTGAATAAGACACTATTTATCCCTCCATGTCGTAGCACGGAGGTCATCCGTGCTAACCGAATATTCCTTTTTTCTTATCCGGTTCGCCAAAGATGGTTTCTAACACCTTTTCTTCATAAGTCGGCTGCTTAATAAGCACCTTCCGAGAAGAACCCATCCGCCCCGCTTGTTTTTGCAAGACGGACTGTTGCCTTTGTTGCTGGGCAAGATGTTCCATACCCTGTTGCTGAAGTTTCGATGCCTTGACACGCTCGTAAGCGGTCTCCAAGACGAACTTAATGCCGTCAGGATAGGAATGGGCCACCCTTAACAAATCCGGATTTTGCTCTATAAGTTGAGCAACATCGCTTTTGTGTTCGTTGAAATCAGGCAGTTCTTTTGACATCTCATCAACTACACTCGACCACCGCTGGGCAAGTTGTCCTAGCTGCATTTGTTGTCTGAATGGTGCAAGTTCTCGATCAATTTGCTTAGCATATTCGGGAACAATCTGCTGTATCTGCTGCTGCACCATCGGATTAACTAATTTAGTCAGGGCTTGCTGTGGGTTTTCGTAAAATTCTTCAAGCAACGCAGCGGGGTCTATCGGTTCTTCCTTAGATTCTCCCTGCTGTTGTGTTGCCTGCGGTTGAAGTGTCTGCAAGTAGCCAACCAACTGTTGCATCTGCATTTGTTGCTGTGCAACGGTCTGCCGCAATTGCTCTAATTCGGGATTTTGTTGCTGCTTCTCTTGCCGGGGTTTCTGACGACCAAGGTCTTTTTCCGCCTCAATGTAGGCCCTTTCTAAATCTTCGACAGAATGAAACTGCCCAAGATCACGGCCAAGCCTGTCCATGAGGTTAATATAACCTCGCTCTAATTCGTCCTCAGACTTGAATTTCCCGGCATACTGCCTTTCGGCTGGTTGTCCCTCTTCCGGGGCCGTGACGGGTTCTGCTTGCTGTACGCCTTCTTGTCCCTCTTCGGGGGAAGGTTGTGTATCAACAACTTCGTCACCGAAAATGTTTTCTGGCATGTAATTATCTCCCTTCGATTTTTTTGCGGCGTGTGGCCACATAAGATAAAAGCCCTTCTAAGGCTCTTATTTCGTGAATGATTCCTTTTATCTCCAGCCCATCTTCTAGGCATTGTATATCAGTGTTTACCAAACGTTTTTTAGCGGAATCTATTCTAGCTTGAATTTCTTCCGCAACGTAAACCCAACCTTGCGTTAAACTCATTTCATAAATATATTGGTCTTTTTCTCTCATCTGCCTTGACCACCTAGTCTCTGCATCAAAGCAGGATCCATCTGGCCGCCTTGCATTTGATTAGTCAGTTGTTCAGGTTGAATACCATGGCCGCCCCCTTGCATTTGCTGTTCTTGCATAGCCATCATCAGTTGTTGTTGCATCATTTCTTGCTGCAACTCCTCTTGCGTTTTAAGAAGTTTCTCTACATTGCGCAAATCAAAGGATTCAAGCAGGGTTTTAGTTAATTCATACATGTCAATATAGGGGTTCTGAGTGCTAATTGCAATTTCCATCAACCCCGTTAATTGTTGCCTGCGCAATTCTTTGTTCGCCACAGGGTCAATAGCAGGACCGGCAGGTCTATAATCAAACTCTCCCACGATTTCCGTAGGGTCAATTTGTCTCCATTCCTCTGCGCCCAAAGGCCCCACAAGGTGAACAAGGCGGTCATCATCAATAAATTGCTGGTTGTTCATATCCATTAACCTCGCTAGGCGTTTGAATCCAAGAGTTTCAAAAAGCATTATCTTAACGTCAAAGCGAATGCCCGCATTTGATGCCTTTGTTACAATCTCTGTGGCGGTTTCTCTCCTTGCGGAATCAACGCCTCGGACAACGCTAGGCACACCCAAGGTGTTTTCCATATCTAATTTGACAAGTTGTTCTTCGTTATAGGAACTACCGGTTACATCTGTCACTTGAAATTCCATGATGTCATCGAAGCTGTCAACGTAGACAATCCCGCCGGGGCGGAAAACTAAATCAGATTCGTCTATGTCGGCGTTCCGTCTCACCTTGAACATCTTGTTCATCACAAGCGAAACGTTATCTATTCTTTGATTGCGATGCGTGTTCACTTCTTCTTGCAAGTCCGCAATCAACTCAACTGCGCTCATTCCGTAAAACTCATTCGGCAAAGGCTCATAACTTGCTACAACAAAGGGTTTAGCCATGTGCCGCCAATACGGATTCGGGCCATCATAGGCAACTTCACTTTGGTTAATTATCATTGCGTAACGATCATCTTCCCAGTAATTCAACACTTCGTAAAGCTGCATGTGAGGGCTTTCATCTTGTGTGTCATCAATCGTAAAGCCGATTTCACTTTGCCTTTCTCTGCGGCCATCTTCGCCGCCGGAAGCAGAACCCATCTCATCCCAATCTATTTCAAACAAATACCCTCCGTTGGCCTCAGCAAGTACCATGATCTTTTCTTCAATGTCCTGCCTGCTTAACCACTCTCTGTGAAACACATAGCGGCAGGAATCAAGATCATACCCCCTCGGATCAGGCCAAAAATCATAAAAATCAATGTTGATTAGTTCGTTATCATCAAAGACAATCTCCGGTTGCTCCGTTATTTGAACCATCGTTTGCGCCAAGGGCATCCCATCAGGGCCAATATGCGGCATGCCGGAAGGATCAAGTAAAGGTATCTGTATGTGTTCCTTGCGTCTGACTAATCTTTCATCATACCGCCACCCAACACCCATCACCGCAATAGGGTAAATCATTAGGCTTGTGATAAAATCATAAAACTTAGACTTAAAATTGTTCGTTTCCAGCTGCATATCAACTAAAGAACAGGCTATATTAGCCTTTGAGGCATTATCTTCCAAAGACTTCATATCCATGTTCGGATTTACTTTCGGAACGAACTCCACATAAGGCCGCTGTGAGGTAAAGGACTTAACCAGTCTCGCCCTTAAAGTATCAATCTGTTCATAAGTTCTCGGAATATGAAGGTTAGAACGCCCCTCAACCGCTTGCTTTTGATGAACCCTGTAAAGAGAATAACACCTTTTGCCGATTTCATCATATTGCATGCGGTAATTCTTTGCGGATTGAAACCTACCTAAAAGTTCAGCCAATGTTTCTTCTTTGCTAGAAGATCCTCCTGCGAAAGAAGTTTCTTCTTCAGGGACGGCCTCTTCCATCATTTCTTCGATTGCTCCGATTAACTCTTCCATATCCAGCCCTCCCTTTTAATAACCTGTTACGCTAGAGACAACGGGACGAAGTTTCCTATCCCGCTCTCTTTGCCGCCTGCGACGCTCAAATTCGCTCACAGGGCGTGTCATTGGACAGTGCGAGTGTACTTGTAAGGCTATCGCCATTGCCATCACTCTATCGTCAAAACAACCCTCTTGTGCTTGCGGTTTGCCCCGTGGACTGATGACAAAAGTAAAGCACTCATTTAAAAGACCGTCTCCGCTGATAATTAAAGAATCATCTCGAATCGATTTTGACAAAGTGTCAAGCATAATCGGTCTTGTCATCGCAGTCGTTTGCCAACCTAAACGATCCGTTTCGGTTAAATCAGACTTGTCCATGCCTGTCCGTCTTTGGTATAACCTCGGATACGCAGTTTTTACCGCAGCGGTCATAGTAGTCAAACCGTGATTGTTAATCTCTATGCCAAGCCATGCCCAGTTGAAATATAAGGCAAGCTTTATTAACTCCTCGGCGAATAAATCAGGGTCAATATGCCCATGCCATTCCGCTATTTGTTGGCCCGAATCACGATCTAATACTTGTGCCGAAGAATAATCCCCGTCTTTAAGCCCAAGGGCAACGTCAGCACCAACACAGTAAGCACCAAATTCCCTCGGATAGCCCCACAACTCTACAAACCCATGGGGATGCTCCTCAAAACGAACCTTGGTATTTCGATTAACCCTAATATATCCATCCTCATTTTGCCGGTAAGTGCCTTCCTCTAAAACTAAGTTGCCACGAACCCCTGCGCCTACCTCAGATTTCAAAAGTTTCTTAATATCAAAGTAAGGACGACCGGAAACCAAAAACGCCTCTTGCTCATTAGCAGGATACTCTTGGCGGAACTTATCAACATCACCATCACACTTATCAGCAATGGTGAAACGCCGCCACTTGATTTGCTCCAAACTCCAACCGTAACGCTCTTGCCCCTCTTTTTCTTCTTGGGATAAGATGAAATGCTTCTTTTCCGCTTTGCTTAAAGGCATTTGATATTCTTCCAATTCCCACCACGCAAGAAAAATGGGAACCCAAGATGTTTCCCCTTGTTTTGCACGCTGCCATAAATCATAAAAGTAACCGCCCACACCATTAGCGGTACTTTCAATTACGGCAAACGTATTAGGAAAATCACCTAAACCCTGCAAAAGCGCAAGCATTGAGGATCTGGCGTTTTTCCAAAAAGCAACCTCGGAACAGTGCAAGGCTTGAAACGTTTCACTTCGACCGGCCTCTTCACTGCCGGCTGTCATTACCCGAATCTGACTTTCTAAATCACGAAACACTAACTCTTTGCGGTTAGAATATTTCAAAACAGGCTGCGGCGCAAAAATACTACCGTCTTTAAATCTCAACTCTTCCGGAGTGTTATTGTGAAAACGCTGTGAAATCCTAAATAAACCGGTTGCCGCATCATCTCTGTGGGCAATTACCCCGCCGCTCATATTGCCTTTAGTCGAACACCTGCGGTAAATTTGTGACTGTACCCAAGTTGAAATCCCCATTTGACGGGCCTTCAATATAATGATCCGTACAGGCTTGCCCTCCGCCTCTAACTTGTCCACCACCGCCTGAATCTTCTCCTGGGGTGAATTATACTTAAAAGAAACTAATTGGCCATCCTTCGTTTCAACTTTAAGAAGCTTCTCGGAGAAAAACTTGTTGTCATCTCTTAGCTTTAATGCAGTTTTTCTCGCCTCAGTCACATCATCACCCCACTATATAAAAACGCATTACTTCTTTTCGATTAAAACTATTCCGCTCCATAACCAGGCTAAAAAATTTAGGAAAAAGAACTCCAAAAAACGACTGTCAAATTCAAACGTTTCACAGTTTAAACAATAATTCCCCTTGAAAATACGCCAACCCACACTTGCCTTGGCCAATTTCGGGTTATTGCAACAGCCCACTATCTCACCCCAGACAACTCTAAAAGGTCTTTGCCCAACTGCTCCAGCGTAACACCGCTTTCAATATAAATGTCAGCATAGTAAATTGGCTGCCCGAATAACACTTTTACAGCACTCTTGATTCTTCCCCATAATGTGAAACTGTGGTGGTGTAAATACGAACTTTGAATCGAAATAGAATAATCACGGCCTTCCCCCTCAATCACAAGCGTTGAACAACCGCAATCGCAATCTAAAATAATCTTATTGCCTTCCAAACGGCTCCCTCCCCCAAGCTCTCGACTGTCAACCATCGTATCGTGCCTCTTGGCTTATCCACCGCAACCCCCCCGCGTTATACCGTCTTTGCTTAGACGGGATATGACGGATCACCACCTTTCTATGTTAATGAACGAACGGGTGAATCTTTCATCCGTCATGGTGATTACCCCCCCAGAAAAGAATTGCTTTTTCATAACTTCTGATAACTTGCTAAAATAACTTTGCTTGAAAAATGTGTCCATCTATCCTTTTGCGGGCGATCTTGACATACTCCTCAAAATGCACCACCCGACTGTTATACAAAAAATCACGCCGTTTCTATCTGAAAATATTTT